TAAGCTTCTCTTCTTCTTTCTATAAACTCATCAGGTGTCTCTCCCTCTACAAAACCACTACCAACACCAGCCGTTTTTATCTTCTCTAACCGTTGCTCCTCTAGTAATAATATCTGACCTTGTTTTTCTTTAATAAGAGTTAACGCAGCTTCTGCTTTGGCCTGTGCTATTATAGACACGGTAAATGCATCTACAGCTTTCTTTGCTTCATCGTAATTGTCAGCATTAGTAATAAGTTCTGTATTAAACTCTTTAAAATCTTTATTAAGAACTCTAACAGCTCTAGCTTGGTCTTCGTCACTAGCCTTCTTATCTAGTAGTATATCTGTTAATATCTTAAACTCTGTAACATTTTCGCCAGCTATCTTAGCACCTTCTTTCATGGTGTCGTTTAAATCCTTTTGAGCTTGACCACCAGCTAACAAAGCATTAAACCAATTAGTTTGCACAACGGCTGTTAATGCTTGAAATGCAACTACAATACCCAAAGGCCCTAACATCGCCACACCCATAGCTTTAAGCGCATTTGTAAACCCTCCAGTCTTTTGAACTAAAGTACCGAACAAAGAACCTAATTGAGAGGCATTATTTGCCATCCCTTGAATACCGAAAGCAGAATCCGAAGCACCTCGACCAAGTTCTTGCACAGCCGTATTTGCTAAACCACTAGAGTCATAAACCTTTTTAGTAGATTTAGCTAAGTTTTCATTTGATTTCACAAGAGCTTTACCATTAATAGCTCTTTGCTTCTGAAGCGATTGCAGTTTTTGCTCCTCTAGTCTTAGTTTTTGTAATGCTTGACGATATTTAAGAGTACGACCATCTAAAGACTTTATTTGTTTTTCAAGGTCTTTAATCTTAATCTTAGATTGAGTTATTGTTAAATCAATTTTTATTACTTTCTCAATAGCCATGCTCTCTTGATTTTTTCTTTATTTTGTTTCCAATCGGTAGTATATTCGTACTTTCCTTTGGCTATTTCCGTAGCTTCTCCAACGTTATAATAATCGAACTTGTGAAGCATGTTTAAAACTGTCTCTAACATATTATCTTTTTATAACTTTACAATACCAACCGTTCACAACAATTGAACAGTCTTTATCTGTAGTTATCTTAAATTGACCTCCGTTATCTAAGGTGTTTAAATCCCCCATGTATATTCCATTATATCTACTAACAGTCCTAGTTGCAACATTTTTATAATCTCTACTAGATATGAAAGGTATAGAATAAGAACCAGCACCTGTACCTAGAAATAACTCAACGCTAATTGAGGTATTAACGGAAAGTGTTGTTAACAAAAACTCTAGTCTTATGTCAACCATATCACCCAACTTCAACTCACTCCAATCAAACATATTCGTGCTTGAATCCCATACGTCTGTAACACCTATTGGGGGAAACAACTTATTTGTAAAAGCACCAGCGGCGTCATTTGTCATTGAAACTGGACTTCCTGCTGCTGTGACTGATATAGAAGAACCGCTATCGTTGTAGTCAAAAAAACCATTCTTTTGCCCCTCAACACCTGTGTATAACTCTGTAAAATTATTATTAACCTTTATCATTCCCGTTCTTAACGGTTCACCGTCTCCAGAACCAGCTGAAGTACCTACGTCTAAAAATTCTTGTGCCATATTATATGTTATCTAATGTTATCGTTACGTTGTCTAATGTTATATCCTCTCTATCTAATGAAACACTAAACAAAGGAGTTAAGTCTAAGTTTATAGCATTTATTAACTTGAATTTAACCTCTCTTGTTTTAATGTTTACATTCATGTTGTCAATCCTGTAGTAATCATCCTTAATCTCTAACACATCGTTTAAGTTGATGCTCTGTATCACGTTATAAGGCAAATCTTTTACGGTTATGCTGTAAACTCTTCTTTTCTCGCTAAAAACACCCTCAATATAGTTTTGATGATGAGTTTTATATATCGTCTCAGTAATTAAATTACCGTTATACTCATTAAACTCTTCACCAAATACCGTAGAGAAAACAGGAGCATCGACACCTAAAGTATGCATAGGCATGTTTAATGCGTAAAAAGGTGTACCCACATTAGAATCACTTATTATTTTTATAGGTGAGTCCATGACTGTATAATAATTGTAATGTAAATGCGCTTTTGGTTGTGTAGCTTCTATGTTTTCATCAGCTAACAAAGCATATTGTAAGTTCACTTCATCTGTAGCGTTTAAATCTATTATCCTTTCATAAACTATCTGTTCGAACGGCACATCATACTTTAACTCACTTCCATCAACTAATTGACCGTTTGCATCATATATAGACAATTCTAAATCCCCATAAGCTATATCATTATTCCTTTTAGCAAACTCAGTATTTAATAAAGATGTCGGCTCTTTGAATGTGTATTTTATTTCGTTTAATATTTTACCTTTCGATATTGTTATATTTCTATAGTCAACAAATTTATCTATATTATAAACCTTTCCTTTTCTGTAATAATTCACTAAAGAATCAACATAAACAGAACCGTCTTTCTGAACTATTGCAACTAATTTATATAACTTAAATAAGCCACTTAGATAATCTATAACTTTTAAGTCTGGTATATTGTCCGAAACAATATAATCAGATTCAATTATTCTAAATGGAGAATTCGATGTGAAGAATGTTATAGGGTCAGTGTATCTCTTTATAGTCATGTCATACTCCAAAGGTTCGTTTGCCTCAATCTCAAAAGTTATCTTTTTAAAACTATTGAAATTAGATACAAATAAGTTGTCTTTAACATCACCGTTAAAACCTTTATCATATATAACAACACCATCAGACTTTACTATAAGTTTAAAATCTACACCCTCAAACCCACTGCCTATATTCAAAGAATAATTTATGTAGTATGTTCCTGTCTCTTCATTTGCTAGTATTACGTTTCCAACTGTTGTAGGATCATTAGTACTTACTATAGGTACCTCCTCTTTAAATATGTTCTTAATTTTACCGCTTAAAAGCATGTATAAATTAGAGAACTCATTGCCACCAAAGAAGTCTCTACTAAAAACTAAATTATATTTAGTCTCAATAGCTTCAATTATAGTTAAATTCTTTATACTTGCTTTAGGTTCGCTAAACTTTACACCACTATTAGCATCAGCGCCGTTGTAGTATATATTTGTTTGAGTATCGTTTACAGGTGTTGCATTGGAAGAGTCATAAAGATATCTTCTATTACCGAATAAAGACATTATTATATCACCTTGATTAACCAACCTACTACCCACATTGATAGAATCATGAGCAAAATCCAAAGCACTAAAATCTAAATCAGACAATTTATCATCTGTAAGTAAGTCTTTTAAAGTTACTAAGTTACCAAAGAAGTCTAAAGAGTAACTACTAGGTCTATTAGATTTCATTACTACTTTATTCAGTCTAAACTTGCCGACTTTATAATTAATACCGTTTAGCTCAATTGTACCATCAATCTTCTTCCTAGCATCGAACCCGTTTACGACATTAGCGTTATAGTAGTGTTTAAATATCCTATTATTAACATCACTAGCGGGAACACTAAAAGAATTAGATGTATCTGTAAACACCTTCTTTATATCTTCAATATCAGATACTTTGTTTTTTATAACAATATCTTCATCTTCAAATAAATCAAGTCTATCAGTGCCTAAATAAAGTGCTGTTATCATATATTATTAACCTCGTTAAATGCATAATCAAACTCAATGTTGTAGTTAATAAGCCTCTCTCTTTGCCTAGTCTTAAACTCTTGATTAGATTTAGAAACCCTTACAGGTGTAAAAACAGAACCATCGTAAATCCATGAGGTTCTCTTTATTAACAACTGCTTTATTATTTCGTTATTATCCTCTGACATAAACCCACTATTAATACTAAAACTTGATTTAGCGGATTGATTGTAATCAATATCTTGATGCACACCATCTAAAGGTTGACCATCACCACTTTCGTAAGTCTCACTACTTGTTTTAATAGAGTCTTTTTTGTCTTTAAAGAATGTTACAGACTGTAATTGCCCCTCTTTGTTTATAAAGAATATATCTTTAGGAGAGTATCTTAATTCATTATTAATAATAAGCGTGCAAACAACCGAGCCGTTGTAACTAATTTCAATGAACTCCTCTTCAACAGCTTCAGCGACATTAACCCAAACAGATTTAACAGATTCACCTGAATTAATATTCAAGGGTTCTGTATATGATTTATTTATAGTGTTATTGGGGTATGAAACAATCAATACATCAGTAGGTACTGTCTCGCTAAGGAACACGGGTAAAGAAAAGAAACTATTGCTATTTACATTCACCTCTTCTACACTAGATAAAACCCCATTACTAGGAGTACTACCATTTACCCCATCTATTCCGTAAGTATATCCTTTTAATGCAATGTCTGTATCTATAAATTCTGGAGATTGAGCCACATCGTTTATGTAATATATAACTTGACTTTTAACCCATACTTGGCTATTAGTAGATATCAATTCAGTCGTAGCAGATTGATACAGGTTAACACTTAAAAAGTCATTTACATAAGGACTGATATTAACATTGGAATCTCCTAGCCTAGCTAAAGGGTTAACGTTCTCTATCTCATAAGATGCTGTTACTGGAACACTTGTTTTATCTCCATTCCACACGTATAATTCTAGTATATACTTATCAGGCGTTATACCACTGCTTGGACTTAACCAAGGAATAGTTTTGTAATGTGGTGATAATGTTTTTATCATTTTAACGCTTGTTTTAATAGTTTATCCACTTCTAATGAGTAGTTGTTTACTAATTGTTCAGGTAGTCTCTCGAAAGCAGCTGTAAATGGTTTAGTAAAGAAATTAGTTGTCTTTAATCCTTTATTGTAAATACTACTAGATATCAAACTAGCTGTTTGTTTAAATGTCATAAACCTACCAGTCTTTCTATCTCTGAATTGTATTCGCTTTCTATTTACGTAAGTCTCTATACTATCACTTAAACCACCTTTCTTTCTGCCACTTCCTGAACTTTTACCGAATCTAAAAGGACTGGTCGGAGCTTTTAAACTACTATTCTTTCCTCTTACACCCTTATCAACAAACTTTCCGTAGTCGTCCATTAAGAACTCTAGTTGAAAGCTATTTTTACTTATCTTTAACTTATATTGAATAGAGTTATATAAACCCTTTGTATCATTCTTACTCTTCTTTGTTAAAGCTGTTTTAGACTCCTTTACGACAACTTTCCCAAACCTATTTAAACTATTTGTTAATTCTTGCTTTCCTAACCGCATAGTGAAATAGTTGTATTTGGCATTTCAACAGTAAAACTAAGTATCCAACCGTCTAAGGTGTTTGTTCCTTCGTCTAAAGTTTGTTGAAGTGTTGGGTTTTCGGTAGTAGATATATCTGAGTCAGTAAAGCCTGTGTAAATCTTTGACCATAGTCGATTCAAAATAGCCAACATTTCGTTAAGGTTGTCAACCTCATTATCCTGAAGCCAAAACTTATCAGAAACCACTTCTTTATTTATATCCCTAACAGCGTGAGCTCCTAGTTGTACGTTAAATGAAACTGTAGAGCCATTGCTAAATTGAGCATCACCGATAGACACATGAACTAACGGAAATATATTCTTTTTATCTAAATCTAATCTATTAAAACTGCCTTGAGTTATAGTATTAACCAAGGGGTCAGCCTCGGCTAATGCTTTTATAAAATATAGTAATTCCGTATAATGATTTAAACCTCCTGCCATTCTTATAATATTTGTACGTCTTTACCTTTTGTATGTATCGTGTGCTTTAACTTATTACTGTCGTTACGTATCGCCATTACTCCATGAATTGCGAAGATGTTTTCTTTACCTAGCTTTCTTATCTTAAAATAGTCACCATCCGCTAAGTCGTATATAGTGGCAAAGAATCCCCATTTATTAAAATAATCTAAAGCGACTGATCCGTCAGTTGTTCCGCCTTCATATATCTCAGGAAAGGCTTCTCTAATTCTTGATACAAGGTCAAAAAAAAACCCATAGCTCCATTTACTACGTTCATTTTACATTGCTTCATTAATTCGGCATAGTCACCTGTACCATTGTACTCAACTATGGAGTAGTTGTTAAACTTACCGCTCTTCTTAATAGGTCTAAATAAAACAGCCATTAACTTATTTATGTTATTTGGGTCATTCGCATATCTAATAGCATCAGTGTATTCGTTAGCGGTCATCTTGTCAATATTTGGAATAAATCCAAACTCAATCCCGTCTAAAACAAATCTATTCACAAACTCAGATTGTACATCCATAGCACCTAAACAAAGCATATATATAGTATCAATTTCTTTCTTTGAAATATCACCCATCAACGCAATATCAAGACCCGTAAATATGTTAACAACCTTTTCCTTATACAAAGGGTCATCGTCATTTTCACGCATCAATTCGTAAGCCATAGACTGCTCTAATGTTACATCTGAAATGTTTTCGGGTATGTTTATTTTAAGCTCCAATCAATCTATTTTAATGTTATACTATAATAACTATAAATTAAATGATTTGTTACTATTATCTAAAGTCTATGTAACCAGAGCCGCCACCTAAAGAATGATACACAGCGTATCTAATAGCGTCTATTAAATGATTCCATGTATCTTTATATAGTTTAGCTCCTTTGTCTGCGTACACATGGTTGTTAAACTCCTTAACAATATTAAAACTATTCTCTTCTACTATTATTCCGTAGTCTTGTAGTATCATAATACCAGCAGATATCGAGCCTTGACCTTTTTTAACAGCTCTAATATTAACTCTCAACTTCTTTACTTCAACAATCAATCTAGGCTCAGCACTATCTGCAACTATCAAACCATTACCAGCGTGCGCCTTGTTTATCTCAGCTATCTGAGAAGTAGTTAAGTGTGGTTTATATAATAATTCTTTTACATATATCTTCTTCAGGCTCTTATCAATCGCAACAGCTACTAATGTCGTAGGATCTGAACTAAAACCGAAATCTTGACCGTATATCAACTGTAAGTTATCAGGATTGAAAGCCCCATGTTTCCAATTAGTTATGACAACTCCTTCAGCTCTAGTCTTAAACCCTCCTAATATCTTGTGTTTGTATTCTTTGTAGTCTTTAAGTACTTTATTAGGTAGTAAATCTCTTTTATCTACAGAAGTGTCTAAGTATATTTGATAGTTCTTTCTTAGAGCCTCATACTCATTCCAATTGGCTTCTGTCATATTCTCCTTACCATTATCTAAGTAAGTAGAGTGTATGTAAAGAGTATTGTGCTTAACACCATTGAATCCTTCAGGAACATCTGTATAAAATTGTTCATACAGCCAATGCTCTGTCGTTGGTGGGTTGAACACTATAATAGATAAGGTTTGTACATCTTTGGCACGCATGGACCTTTTAGTCTTGTTCCATGACTCGTAGCTCTCTAACTCCTCCCCTTCGTCAGTCTCAAATATACTAAAGTCTTCTAATGATTTAAGTTTTGCGGTTTGAGTACCTACACTTGTCTTTTGACCTGTAATAGATATTTTACCCACCCTTTCATTACCTTGATTGTCATTCTTTAAAGAGTATATCTTATTTGCTAATACGAAATCTGATTCCATACCTAGCATTTCTATCCTATTCTCTAAGGCTTCTGTAATCGAATTATCAGTACTTGACATTGTTTGTCTAGTGTACAAAACTCTATGACCATAGTCTCTTGCAGCAATAGGATTAAAACAACTCAAAGCAAATGACTTACCACTATCACGACCTCCAGACATTAACACTGTGGTTACTTTGGATAAGTTAATCCAATACTCTTGCTCTTCGCTATTATACAAATCAGTAAATGACCTATCATTCACAACGTTACGTGCTTCTAATAGGTCAAATAATGGCTGATATATGTCTGAGAATGTTACTTCCAAATGTCGTCTTCTATTTTTTTTAAATCACTGTCTTTCTTGTCTTTATGTACCCTATCTATCCATTTATTAGAAACAAACATATCATCATAATGCTTTTTATCCAATAGATATGCTAAACCTTTTTTTATAGATGGTATTTCTACAACTAAAATATCTTTATAAGTATTTAGATTATATTCCAAGTTATGTATAAAAATAAGCTCAACACCACTACCTATGTGCTTACACGAACTAATCATATCATCAAACGCTTTCATATTCTTTTTAATTTACCAAAATTATCCTTAATGTTTTTAGCGCATAAGTAGGTGTCAGATATATTATTCCATTCTATCTCACTAAACTTTAAATCAATACCTATTATTGATTGAAGATACTTGAAGTTGTCATTAATTTTCTGCATACCACTGTACATTGTCTCACCATCACCAGCCCCTTGTTTACTTCCTATATTAACCTCCTTTAACATTTCTTTTATTCTTAAAATTAATAGTAACCTTATCGGTTACAATATCACCTTTCTTTTGTTTATTATGCTCTTCGTATAAAGCAATCAGCTTATTCTGTTCTTGTATTGCCTTTATCTTATCCGACGCTCTTTCGTCTTTTGACTCTATGATATCATCTAATCTTTTAAGTTGCTTAGACATCGTTATACCTAGCTCATTTGCCTTGTTTGATGTCTTTGTGTTCATGTACTCTTTCATTCGAGGAATTTCGACCAACGTTCTAAATGAGGAGTCGGCACTTTCATAGCTTGAATCAGTATAGAATTTTAAGTAAGCTTGTGTACCGTTAAATCCATTAATAAACCATTCATCTATAACTAAGCAATACTTTTTAAATGTCGAGTCCTTCATATTAAAACTTCTTTCTTGTTCTAAGATACTTACCTAAGCTATTCCATTTACCTATTGATTGCTTTCTCTTCTCCAACCTTGTTTCTGTTGTTGTAACCATTATTCATTGTTTAATTCTGTCATTATCTTAACCACTGTAACGAAGTCTCTATCCAACCAGTCATCTACAGTCGTTCTACCACTTGTTACTATGATCCAATCATCCATCTACCTATATTTACTAATCCTATTACGGTTGTAAAAGCACCAATAATAAACACTAAAGTAAATAGAGCTGCTAATACTAATTTTTTATGTTTCATTTTTCAATATCTTTAATCTTATTGATTGTATCCTTCTAAATACATCTACTTTATAAGTTCCTTCTCTCTCTGCTATAGATTCGTAAGTGTCTCCTTCTGAGTGTAGCTTTAATATCCTCTTATCAAATTCACTAAGACTGTCTATGTATTGCAAAACTTTAATATCCTTATCTTCTAATTCAAAAGATTGTGAGGTTGATGGCTGGTCAATTAAGCTATCAATATCAATAAAGCTTATATTCTTCTTAAACTTATCTTTAAAGCTATTTAACAATATAAAATAAACATATCCGTCTGTTAACTTCTCGCTAGGTATTTTTCTGTTATGAACTTTAACATACATGTCTTGCACTAAATCTTCTGCATCTTGTTTGTTTTTACATAGATTAAATGCTGTGCTTATCCATTTATTATGCTTTCTAGAGAGTTTATCTAACATATATGTATTAATATAACTTTAATTATTGTGAATTGTTACTTTTTGAAAACCTCCCATCAATTTTTAAATATCAAGGAGGGAAAACAAAAATTATATTTTAAAAAGGTAAATCGTCTGGTTCTGCGTTATTACTTACAGCTGGTTGTAATTGTTCTACTGATGGTAAGTCTTGTGCTTCTACCTTTTCAATTCTCCAACCAACAATAGAGTTAAAGTACTTGGCAACCCCCTCTGGATTAATCCACTCTTTACCACGAATATTAATAGATACTTTAATGTCATCGCCTACCTTGTAAGAGTCTATTAAATCCACCTTGTCTTGGCGTAATTCTAATTGAATCATTTGAGGGTATTGGTCGTCTGTTGTTAATACAAATTCTCTCTTTTGAAATGTTCCAAACGTTTGTGTTTCGTTTATTAGTTTAATCTTTCCTGTTACTTCCATGTTATTTATTTAATTGTTTTAATTCGTTCTCTAATATTTCATTTTTTGTAATAGTATTATCGTTTATCGCCTTCTCTAACACAAGCCATAAATAAACCAATAAATAAAGATACTAAAACACAACCTATTATAGTGATTGTTACTGATATAATTGTTTTATTTACAGCATAAAGAAAAACAGAAACGAGTGCTATAAATGAAAATAATACATCTTTTGAAATTGCTTTAACGTCTTCATCTGTTATTTCTCTTTTTAATTTATTATTTTCCATTATTTATTTGTCTTTAGTTCTTAAATATTCTACTTGACTCTGTAACTTATGTATATAAAGCACAGCATCCATTAACTCCTCTTTTAAGTGCTGTAAGAAGTCATCTTTATTATTGTCTTGTAAAGTTGTATTATATTTATTGATACCTATACAGCTTCTAATATCAAATTCTTTCTTTACTTCTTCTACTATTTTATCTTTCATGCTGCAATATACTTTGTTTATGTTTAATATCCTAGTAATTATTTAATTATTTAAAAAGTTAGTTAATTTTTCTTTCCAATCTTCTGGTATTGATTCCATTAAGTCATCTATATCAAAACATTCTATTTCATCCTCAATAACAGCTTCTGTATCTCCTAGTTCGTGATGTCTTGCTAAGTAAGCAGTGTATAAACCATCTTCAAATTGTATTTGTATTTTGTACATATTATATCATTTTACGTTGTAAGAAGTCCATGTAAGACTTGTTAGATACTTTATATTGATGTTGTGATTCCTCGCAAAATAATATTCTCTGCACTGTTCCTTGTTCTGTAAAGATTGTTTTAAGTAATCTAATATTAACCGACCCACTAACAGGACACGCCCATTTAGGCAAACCTTGCTTAACAGCGTTATTAGTAACACTTCCAAAGTATGGCTTTAATGTCATATAAAGTTCTTCAGTTGTTACAATATCCCCCTTATTATAATCTACCATTTTTTGTAGATACTCAATCTGTTCGTCCTTAGTCCCATACTCTATCATATCCCACATATGTATTCCTTCGTGAGATTGTTTTAATGTTAACCCAAAATATTTAGCCATATAAGCCATTGAGTAACTAGGTAATCTAAAGTATCTTTTAGCCATTCTGTAAATATCAAAAGATTTTACATACCTATCTACAAATAAACGGTGCTTTGCAGCTCTTGTGTTTATTAACTTATTATCAAATGAATTATTGTTTTGACCTATTACCATTGAAGCCTTGTTGTAGTGTTTTAAAAACTCCTCTAACATCTTTTTATCGCAATGATTATCATCCCATCTTAAATCATAAACTTTATCTTGACCGATATACTTCCAAGCAATAGATATAATAGTTGTCTCACTCCTTGTTTGAGAGTGGTTTATATATTGCTTCCCAGTATTCCACACGTCAACCTTTATTCTACTTGTTTCAATGTCGTAGGTAATTATTTTATCATCTACTAATTGAGAAGCCTTAATACCTAAATTAAGTTCTTTTGCGTAGTTTCTAATGGTTCTCTTAGTTACGTTTAAAAACTCGCTCAATTCCTTTTGAACTTGCTTTCTAGGCTTATTACTAGAGTATTGGTCTATTATTAATTGTCTATTCTTTTTACTAAGTTTATCTACACTCATAGTTTATTTATTAGTTAATAATTAGCTTCTTTGTCTAGTTCTTCTAAAAAGTGTCTAGGATTATCTAACTTAACAGTCCATTCACCCCTATAATCCTTAAAAGTTATTTGAACATAATCCTCTTCTGACGTTGTTTTCTGTACTTTTTTAATATTCCAAGTTGTTTTCATATTCTTTATATTAGTTTACGCAATATAGTACTTCCTTTTAACTTTTCAAATACTTTTATCATTTATTTATTGTTTTAATTGTTAATTCAAACTGTTTTCCGTGTTATACATAGGTTTGTTGTTTGGTAAAAGTGTTGTTATATCTAGTTGTGAAACATTAAAGGGTTCTAGTATAAGTTATTTCACCATCTACATAATAATTCAATTCCTTGCCATTTCCAGCTACACTAAAAGTAGTTCCTTTTGGGTACATCTTTTTTAAGTCGCTTAAAGATTTAATTTTAATTTCATTGCCTTTTAAGTCCTTTAACGTTTCACAACAACGTGTAACAGTAATTGCTTTTAATTTTCTTTCTAAAGACCTTACTTCTTGTCTTAGTTGGGTATTTTCATACCTCATTCGTTCGTAATCTTCTAGTTTTCTTTGGTTTTCTTCTGCTAAATATGTTAATTCGCTCATTGTATTTTTATTAAGTTATTTATAATTTCACGCAACAACGGTTACACAAATACGTTCTAAACAATTATTGTTGGCTTGGTGGTTTTATAAATCGGTCACTAAAATACATGGTTTCTAGTCCGTAATCATCTAGCACTTTTGTATGCGTTCTGTCTTGGTATAGTTTTTTATAATACTTTCCTGCTGTTAAACCGTCTACATTACTATTTACACACAATAACTGTAGAGAACAACGGTTATAGTTAATATTTTCTAATTGCTCTTCTAAAAAGTCAATGTATTTTTCTTGGTCTGCTATTAACTGTATTTTCGTAGACTTGTTAATATAGTCTTTTCTATTAGGTCTTTTCATTTTATCGCTTATTTATTAATTTATGTTTTAATCCACCACTACTAACCATAACCAAATACGCAGACGTTATGCCACAATTACTTTTTATTTAAGTATGTATCATATACACAACATTTATTTAAGTTTTTTTTGCCTTTCTTAAAAATAGTACAGTATATAACACCAAATAAGATTAATGCTACATCTAGTTTTTGTTTACTATATTCAACATATTACTCAATATCGGTTAATTTGTGTATTATACTAAACATTACTGCACAAATCTTATTTGAATACGTTCTAAGTAATTAAATGGTTGTGATGGTACTGTATGTATTTAAACAATACATCGTTATAACTATTTTCTATGTTCATATTTGAAACATATACATTAGGTCTAATTTCTTTAAAATACTCTTGTCTAAACTCCTTAAATGTTAATTCATCTTCACTATTTAACTCCAGAGAACTACCTGTAAAATTAATAGCTACTTCTTCCCTTATTTCCTCAAGGGTCTGTATTGCTATATTGCTTCCATTATAACCATCGTCTATTAACATTTGGTTAAGGTCTTTTAATTTACTTTCTAATTTACTCATTGTTTCTTTATTTAGTTTATTGTTAATTCACGCTACAAATCTTACAGTGTTTAGTTGTAAAACATATTGCTTAGTTTATTATATGCTATGATGCCTATTGCAACTATCACAGTATTTACTATCTATTCTTTTTTCGCTTTTACATTCGCAAAACGATTTTACAACATCGTATAAACTTAATTGCTCTTTATGGTAATTACTTGCAAACTCTTTCATTGCATTTATTATATGTCTATTAGCATCACCTATTTCAACATTATTTAAGTGCTTATTTAATATTCTTTGTGCTTTTATGTTCATTGTCTTTTTATTAATTTCTGTTATATTTTATCCGCAACTAAGCTTATACGTAATACGTTGTAAGTAATGCTTGTAAAAAAGGCCACCACTCTTATGTTTTCACTCAAACTCAATAGAATCTGAAACTTCATTACCCCAAACATCCCAATTTTCACCAGAAGTTCTTGCAAACATTTCTAATCTATCTACATTTGGAAACCAACTCTCAATCATATCTCTAACTTTCAGAGGTTTTTTACTATGTTTAGTTTTCTTTTCTTTTATAACACTACTAATTCTGTCTTTTGGTTTTGGAGGTGAAAATTTACCTTTAGTGCAAACCATTAATATTTCGTGTTGGCCTCTAAACCAATAACCCATTCCAATAGTTTCCTTATCCCAAATGCAATGAGTTTTATATTTAAAACCCCAAGCCTTTATTAACTTAAAACTTTCTTCTAATTTTGGAGAAGTAGTCCACATATAAAGCACTGCGTTTTCTTTGGCTAAGTCTTTAACTGGTAAATCACACATTTCTTTAATTGTCATTGTTGGGTATTGGTTTTCTATCTTTCTGCTATTGCTTTTGCTAAAGCTATATCTCCAAGCAGGGTCTGCATAAATCACATCATATTTCTTACTCATACTTAATTTTATTTTTTATCAAAAATAATGGCCTTTTTCCCAATCACTACGTACAACACTGTATAAAATTAATTACTACTTTATTGTATATTTAAAAAGGCTTATTACTTATATTAGTTATTTGTTTTACTTATTATTTTTTTGCTTGGCCACCGTAACTAATCTTATACGATTACGTTATAAACAATACTATTTTTTGCCCTCTACACGTGCTAGGCTTATCAATAAGTCTTGTATGTAGTTCTTTAGGTCTTTATCTTCTTTTATGGCTAGTATCTTTAAAGGCTTAACGCAATCTTCTGGTATATCTATTAATTTTCTCATTGAGCTATATTTTAGTTGTTTTTAGCTCATAACAAGAACATTCGTTAAAGTCAGTATCGTAACTTTCGTTGCAGTTATGGCAGTATATCAAACTCATTGTTTTCTTCTTTTTTTTTGTTGAAATTTAATAATCTTCTATTTAAATAATTAAGTCTATCCTGAGTCATCTTTCTTTTTTTTAGATAATTCCTCTCTAACTTTATTAAATCCATTTCTTTTAAATGTATTTCTTGTTCTATTTCATACCCTATAATTATAGTCCTGTATTCAATAGGTAAATCGTTAAATTGTTTAGTGTAAGTTTTTTTCATTATTAATATAGTTTTTCGTTCAACGATTCTACTTTTTTACATAATTTACATTGTTCAATACAAGGGTTATTATTATATGGACCATCATCTTGGTTACAATAAAAATAAAACGAAGTATCATTTTCTGCTTCACTCATAATTAAACACTAATTGATTTTATATTTTTAATACTATTTAAAATTTCTTTTATTTTTAATAAACTTTCATTGTTTGGGTTATTCTTTATTTTTATGTTAAAATCCATTTTATCACTAAAAGTATATCCTTTAACTTCTTTAAATAAATCTTTAAAAGCTATTTGCTCTTTAGAAAGAAAATCTTTGCAATGGTAAAAATTCAAATAACTTAATGTATCTCCATTAGTTAATATAATTTTAAAAGTAATCTTATCTCTTTTTTTAGTAGGAACTAAAGCTACTTTAATTTCAAATCCGTTTTGTATTTTATTGTAAATTTCTTGAGTTGTCATAATATAGTTTTTAAAGGTTTGTTTCTAACTTCTATTCAAAGATACATTATATGTATCTACCATAAACTTATCTTCATAAAGGTAAACGTCTTTCCAATTTTCTTCTTGCCATTTCCTAAAAAGTAACAGTTCACGTTGTTGGTTAACATCGGTTAAAGTTAATTGCTTAGCTTTTGCATAATCTTCAATAGCTTTGTATATCTCGTTTATTTCTCTTTTACAATCTATTGTTAAACTAAAGTAGTTTTCATCTATAAATTCTTTTATTTCTTCCATTTTTATTTATTTAATTTTGTTCATAATTTACGCAACTAACCTTAACCACATACGTTCTAAGTAATTAATTAACCTTTTTAATTAAGTCATCAGCAACTTTGTCAAATTTGCAATTATTTAAGTCAACCATATTATTGTGGTCTAGGCTTTCTAATTGGTTAATTAACAATTCCCTTTGACTGCCAACATCGGGTATAGATAATTGCTTTACATATTCCTCGTTTATTAAGGTTAGTGTGTCTACACAATTTTCTATAACATCTTTATCGTGCTGCTCTTTAGGTAAGATGTATTTTACCATTATTCTTAACTCTTCTTTTAAGTCCATATTTACTATGTTTTGTTATTAATTCACACAACTAATACTATGCCTTTTCGTTCAATATTCAAATATAACAATAATACCCTTTAGAATCATTCTAAATTAGAAGTCTACTTGTTTAGGAAAAGCTTCGTTTAATGTTGGTGTTGGGAGTTCTTCTCTTTCTTTAAGTTCTTTTTTTTCTCTTTTACCTAATATCTCGTATTTATCCACCAAATATCCTATAATGTCATTTTCTTTAAATTGAGGGGTTTCCATCATAAAAACATTTATCTTAGTTGGCTGCCATTCTAATATTATAGGGTTTTCAGTTGTTGTTTGATTACCTCCTGTGTGCTTATTCCTTACATGCTCTACTCTTATCTGGTTTAAACTAGAGCCACTTTCTCTATGTATAGCGCAAGTGTTGTGTGCTTTATTTAAAAACCATCCACCTTCAGCTTGGTAACTACTAACAGCTCCCTCCTGCCTTTGACCACTCATGTTAGGATGCTGTGTTATATGCACCGAGCAAACATCTTTAGTGAACTTTAACAATTCCAAACTAGCAGCAACCCCGTCTGCGTAACCATTTCCAGTATCTTGCCATCCATTTTTAAATGAGTTTATCGGGTCTAATAACATACCATGCACATCAACACCGTCATTTATCAACCCTTTAGCTACTTCTGTTGCTGTTTTAATGTCATCTACTTTTATAAATATAAAATGCTTATCAAGCCATTGCTCCGCTTTCTTAAATAATTCTGGATTAGTTTTTTTTACATTATTTGCAAAATCCCCTAATATGTAATTCATTAAATTTAACTTCATACTCCAAGAACTGTTCTCTTGGAACGCCACAACCCAAATAAGATTATTTGATATTGTGAATATTAGTTGTAGTATTTGATAAATTGTAGTTTTACCTTGACCTTTTTTTCCCGTTACTATATAAAATTCATTTCGTTTACATAAAAAGTGATTATCAATTACTGAAATAGTGCTTTTAAAACCATGTGGTATTTTACCAGTTAGATAGTCGTCTAAGTCTTGATTTATTTCATTTTTATTAATTATGTGTTTTTTGTAATCAAATACATCTTCTAATCCGTATTTCTTGCTTTTATCTATTCTTTCTATCATATTAGCTAAATCTATTTAAGCATTCGTTAATCATTGTATCTAATTGCTCTGTAACAACGTCCAAAGTGTATTTTTCCTCGAACTCCTTTAAATCTATTTGCAAGCCGTCTTCTTTAAACTTGTCGGTTAATTTAATAATTTGATTACTATGTAGTTCTTTATGAAAGGCTGTGTAAAAATTAGCCAAAGGCAAGTTTAAAATACTAGACAACTCCTTTTTAGGAATGCTATCGAATACAGTAGATTCGTAGTGTCTAATTCCTTGATTCAATAAATATATGTATAATTTACCGAATAATTGGTTATTTTTTATAGTTTCGCTTCTTTGTCTATTAACCCAATCTATTAAGCAATTAACACTATCTATGTCGTTCTCGTTAGGTTTAAATGATTTTTCAGAAGAAAACCTCCATGCAATTCTTTGAACCGCTTTATCTAAATCGTACTTACTAACTTTGTTTTTCATAATATTGATTCATAAGGATTAGGGTTATTATTAACTACTTTTTTTATATCCTGCCTATTAAACCAATTTGTAAAGTGTGTTTTATAGTCTTTTAAAGTGTTCTTTTGCTCGCTAGTTCTTATCAAATGATTATCAAAGTCTGTTAAATATTTTTTAACCGTGTCTAAATTAGATTTAGTTTGCATTGCTGTTATTTCAATGTAAGAAGAGTCTTTTAATATTTGATTCTTGAATGCAGTGTTATTTATAGAACTTTCTATTTCTTTAATTGAATCTATTAAGGTTATTTGTGTAGTATTTTTTAATATATCTTCTTCTCTTATCTTATCTTCTCTTAATAGTTGAGGTTGTGTTGAACATGAATTTAACACTTGTTGATGTTGTGTTAAATTTATGTTACTTTCTTGTTGAAGTTTTTTTAATTTCCTAGCCTTAGCGGATGCTTTACCACCTCTACTTCTTAACTCACTTCTTTGTTCTCGTTCTTCTTTTTGTTCGTTTAAAAAACTAATAACCACACTGCCTTTTTCTATCTTAATATGATTTTCTGATACAAGCAGGTCTATTTCTGTTTTAACTGTCTTAAATCTCTTATAGAGAAGCTTAGATTCTAGAATACACTCTCTACTCCAATAATAAGAACAAACATTTATAAAAACGCCTTGTATGTTGTAATCTTCTAATGTTATATCCCCGTCGTTCCACTCTGAGCAGAAAAATTTAAAGTAAGGTAAGTCTTTAGCCATTAGAAACCTCCTTTCTTAAAACAACCTTAGCTTCTGTTAATTCCAAAATATCTAAAGCTCTATTGTAATCACTTGTGGTTTTCGCCCATAAGCCAAATGCTTTATTGCTTGGATAGCTAACACAGTTAAATTGAGTGTTTTCTTTTCGCTCAAAAATTTCGTAGTGTTTACTAGAGCCTGTATCAACTCTATATAAATAAGCGTGTTCTGTTTTTTTTATTTGGGTAAACTTAAACCCTTTAACCTGTCCCTTTCCATCAAATACTTCTCTTAATTCTTTCATTTTATTTATTGTTTTATTTAAAATAACTTATGTTGGCTAATGTCAAACTCTTCCCACTTAACAACTTGTTTCTTCTTAGAGTTAATTGTTTGTGATATTTCTGTTCTTTGGCTTTTTAGTAATTCAATCTATGTATTTAGAATATTGATTTTACTTTTAATCTCTTCTTGTGTGTATTTAGTTTCATCCATAATTAATAATATTTAATTTCTGTTCTTATGTTCATTGTTTTAAAGTCATCCATAGTAGGGAATGAGTCTACTCTCTTAAAAGTAATAACCCTTAACCCATCTACGCTTCCGTCGTTATAATAAATACTTTCTTGATCGTAAGAATCGTTTTGGTAGTAGAAGCTCTTGAACCTTCTTAGCTTCTCAGCTTCAAAGTCTACATCTATTTTTAACTCCTTAAGTCTATCTAGGAATATTTTCTTTCTTTTAGATTCTAAATCACTTGTAATTTTGGAGATAATCTCTTTTTGGAAATCCATATATAAAAAAACCTATTCTAAAAGAGGTTGAGGACTCTTGAAGAATAGGAATTATAAAATGTTTTTACGGTAGCCTCAACTCTACAAAGTAAATATACAAAAAATTATTTAATAATCTCGTATTCTACTGATAAATTATTTATTTTAAAATTATCTTTTTTAATGTTTATCAAAGTGTCTAAATTATTAAATAGTTCTTTATATTTCTTAAAGTAGGGTTTATTTAGATGGTGTATAAATTTTTGTTGAGCATAAGTTATAGAAGAGTGGTTATTGTAACCAAACAAATCAGCTAGTGTTTCATTGGTGGTTTCTTTAAAAGGTAGATGAAATTTACATAGTGTTATTGCTGCGAACTTTGTCATTACAATATCTCTTTTATTTGACTTAACCGATAAGTTATTTATACCAGACTCAAACTCTGTTAATTGTTTTATGTATTTTGGTGTCATATTTAATTTTTTCTTATAAAGTTATATACTGTTTCTTTATTGTGTACTGTTTTTATTATTTTATTACCTAAGAATATTATAAAAACATAAGTATTGTTAAGATCAGGCTTGTTTATTTTAAATATATTGAATTTATTACCTCTAATAGATATTATCTCAATATAAGTGTTTACCCTGTGTTTGTATTTATGATATTCAGTTAAGTACATTTTACTATCAATATCGTTAATGCCACTATCACTATTAATGCGTTTCTAAGTGTTTTATTTAATTTAAAGTTGTACATCATTTATTTTTTTAGTTCTTTTATTAATATATCGTATTTTAGCTTAATTGCTATTAATTCCTTTTTAGTGTATTTATAGACTCTTTTATCTATACTATCCTCTTCTAGTGTTTCTACAAACTCTTTACCAAACCTTTTAACTAATCCTAATCTGTATTGAATTTCGTTACCGCCATCATATCTGTTACACTTTCTACATTGCTTATGGCAATTTCTAGGGTCAAATATTAAACCGCTAAATAATTCAGCTTTAAAATAATGACCGCCATCCCATAAATCTTTTACATACTCATTGCAACTAATGCAAGGTAGTTCTTTATCTCTTAATCTCACCCATAATTGATAGCTTTTTTTAGCATCCATTTCATACTGACCAAGAGTTTTAACTTTTTCTTTTAGAGATTTCTTACGTTGTTTCCATTCTTTAGATTCCTTTTCTTTTAACTTTACTTGTGATATTTCAAAACCACATTTAGTAGAACACCATTGCACTAAAGAATTGTATTGTTCGAATGAGTTATTGCAATCTTTATTTTTACATTTTTTTATTTTAGGTTTCATGTAAAGATTATTAAGTTTTCTTTACACATTATTATAACGTGTAAAGATTATTGAGTTTTCTATATATTACAAGTATTGTTTGTTATTACTTATATGTTTATCTATGCTGTAATGGTTCTCTTTATATTCTTCTGAGGTCGGGATGTAACACCCTTGTTTGCTTGAATAGTTTCTAATCCATTCGATAAACTTACTAAGTTCATCACTTAACATTTTTCTAGTAGCTTTAAGAAACACAATACCATTCTTTTCGTATCTCATAAATTCGCAATCTCTTTTTAGTAAAGTCTTAGCTTCTTCTATTGTATAGCCAAACTCAATAGCAAATAAGGTAATGCAAACATGTAAATAAGCATTGTGCTTAACACTTCTCTTTGCTTTAATCTCTTTTAGCTCAATCTTTTTTTGCGTATCTAATAGCTTGCTAAAATAAGTTTCTGCTTTCTTCTTATCTAATGAGTTGGTTAAGTCTAGTATCATTTGTATTTATGATTATTTTTATTTATATAATCTTCTTTAGATTTTCTTCTTAGCTTTTCGTCTTTAACCATCTTTTTAAAAGTAGCATCCTCTTTATACATATTATCCGTATCAATAACGGTTTTGTAACTTATTAAATTTGTGTTTTCTAATAAGTGGTTCTCGATTACATTAATTGACCTTCCCTTTACTTTAAAAGTAGCGTTAATCATGTATTCTTGCTCTCTCATATCTATAAATAATTCTGAATTAGCTCCCATTACTTTAATGTTAGTTTAAGTTTATCTTTTAAAGAAGTCATTGCAGTTTGTTCAGTTCTTGTTAAAGAAGTGTAAACAGTTTGTAATTCGGTTAATGTTTTACAAGCGTTTAATTTCTCGCTAGGTGTTATTATCTTAGGTGCAAATTCTTTCTTAACCTCCTCTAAATATCTTACGTCATCAAACTTACCTAAAAATATGTCTGCATTAAAACCTAATTTAGAAAGCGCTTTTGTTAACGCATCAGTTTCTAATTTCTTAGCGTAGTTGTCATCTATTTTAGAATGTTTATTATCTGTAAATATTTTGATTGAGTTGGTTATTTCAAACTCTCCTTTAGGAAAGAAGAACGTAGCCTTAAAACCTACTAACCCTAAAACACTATTTATAACTTCTTTTGCTTTAGTGTTCCAATCAACTAAATTTAAAGTTATTGGTGTGTTAGTTATAGAGTAATCTAATTCTATATTCTTAAACCCCCACGTCTCACCATAACAACCAAATTGTTCAGTAGCATTAAGTATTTGAAATTGAGGTGATATAGAAGTAATATTATTGCCACCTACTTTTGCTTTCTTAGTGTAGTTTGGATTAGTCTTTTCTACCTTATTCCAAAGTTCTAGGTTATTTGTTTCCATTTTATTTATTGTTTATAATTTGTGATTGATATATTTTATAATTTTTGTCTTGGTAATATCCGAAATTTTTAGCACTCTCACTAATTAAACGAGCAGTAATTTTAGTTTTTTTAATACCGTCTTTAGTTTCTTTGTCGTAGATTAAGTTTTCACGCTCTATACTTGCTAAAGAATTTTGAATATCTACTTTACCATTGTGTTCTACTATCCATTTTTTACTCATGTTAAATCTGTTATTTCTTCGCATTCGTGGTAATCTCCATCATCGTATTCAGCACCACACAAAGCGCATGAAACAATACCGTAGTGGTTTGATGGGTTTCTAGGGTCGTTGTTAAACTCGTTCATGTTATTTGTTTTCGTGTATGTTTCCTGTTACTTCTAATATTTCCTCGGCATCTAACCAAATATTATTATTTTCTAAACTACTTTGTATAGCTGAAAAAGGTATAAAGCTACTTATTGTTCTCTTGCCGTCGTGTTTTAAACCTCTAAAACCAAAGCATCCTTGATTAAAGCAAATCTTCATATTTACAGAGTCTCGGTACTTCATTCCTGTGTGGAACTTTATCACATCTCCTTCGTAAATCTCTTTACCGTTCTTATCTTTTAAACCTGTGTATTGTTCTAATAAAAAGTTTTCAGAATTACCACAAGGGTTGTTGTTATTAGTTCCAGCAATAAGTCCTGTAGAGCCATCTATATAGCAATAAACTTCTACATAATTATTGTATTCCTTTGTCTTTAAATTCCAAGCTCTAAATTTTATTTCTCTACTCATTTTCTTTTGTTATTAGTTTCCAATTTCTAGGGTCTGTTTTTAATCCGTCTAATATAGTTAAAGCTATAACCATGTTTTTTGCTTTAATAATTAAGTTAGAGCCTTTATCTCTGTGTTTAAAGTTGTATTCTATCATGTTAAAACCATCTTGAAGTTAGTACTCTGGTAAAATTACCATCTTTATATAGTATTAATTCGCTTTTTGAAGCATCTCTTAATGATATCCTAAAGTCCGTAGTGCTTAGGTGTTTAATTTCTTTATTTAAAGAAGATTCTATTAAGTCCTCTCTTTCTAATAATATAACTTTTTCTATTCTTATCATGGTAGTGGTTTATTAGTTACTGCGTTATCATAAGGAGATACACAAGTATCAATGTTTTTGTTTGCTTTGTAAGTTATAACAACATCTGTTAATAACCTAGTTTCTTCTTGCTTTTTCATCTTGTAAATATTTGAATTTATCATGGTAAAAGTTCATGTACCATTTAGTTTGTTTGTGTTCTAGTTTTAAATAATAATACTTAAATCCCATTACTAAGAAAAGTATTAATAGCACTATAATGATTATTAGTTCTGCTTTCATAATATTAGTCTATAATTGTTTTACCTAATTGTTTTTCTGCTTCTTCTTTTGTAATTGTTTCTATTATCGTTGCCCATTTACCATCGACAAACAAGTAAGTTCTCCATCCTGACTCGCAAGTAAATACCAAACTGCCTCTTTCAAATCTAAATGAAGATGCAATTACTCTAGTGTGATCACTATTATAAGGGGATACTACCTTAACCCCTTTTTTAAAACCTCTTTTCTTAGCCTCTTTTATTAAAGCTTCTTTTACTTCTTTGTCGGTGGCTGGTCTTACTACATCAGATAGATACCATACGTTTTTGATTCCATCAATACGATACACTCTAGGGTCTCCAGCGTTGTCAAAATCATAAATTTTAGATAATTCCATAGTTACATCACCCATAAAAACCCAATCATTTTTTTTATACTCAGTCTCTTTAAATAACTTTGGGAACTCTTTTTCTATTTTTGCTTTCCATTCAGAACAAGCTGCTGCGTGTCCATCTTTAATAAATTGTTTTCTTGATTCTTTCATAATATTGTTTTTAATGTTAAAATTTTCCTCTTACAGCCATTCTCAGAGAAGTAAACACAATTTAATTGTGGATGAAATTGTATAACTCATAAGCTTATGTAGCCAACAAACCATTTGTTATTTTGCTACTTTACTATTGTTCTTTTAATTTTATTAATAAATCTCTTTGTATAGCTGCTTCCTCGTAATTCTCTGACTCAACAGCTCTATCTAATTCTCTTTGCGCTTTTTCTATTTGCTTATCAATACTTAAAGTATCTTTTACTTTAGTGCTGTTTTTTAATTTCTCGTTAAATCTATCCATGAAACTAATATAGTCTCTATGTCTTTGCAATTCTTTTCTTTCCTCGTATCCTTCTGGTGGCATATCTTTTGTTTTTAATTATACACCAAAGATGGTGTTTATTGTTTATATTGTTATAAATTCTCTTTCTACATCATATCCAAATACACTTACAAAAACTAAAGAAGAACAAAAAACTATATTCTCTCTAATCCCTGTTTCTTTATCTTTCTTTCCAGAAGTAAATCCTAATTCTCTACTACTTACTTTACTAGATTGTTCTTTTGTTAGTTTTACGTATCTCATGATATTTTTGTTTTAGTTATTAACTGAGTTCAAATCTACAAATACTTTTTAGATAATTAACTATAAAATGTAAAAAAAGTGCGTTTTTGTGTTTATTTATAATGATTATAAATATCGTAAATAGTTTGTTTATTGGTTAAATTGTGGTAGATTTGCTTAACTAACAATTAAAAACATATAAAATGGGGCAGATAGATAAAATAACGAATTATAACATGGTTATTGAAAAAAACATACATATAAGTTTACAAAAAACTAAAAAAGTATACATATAGGTACAAACCGAACAAAGCATTCAAACATTGAGAATCCAGAATCAACTCCTTACGATGAGTCTTTTAGAGAAGTATATGATGCTGATATTCAGAATTGGAAAGAAGGTATTAAAAGGGGTAACTCTAATTTATTACACGACTTTTTCAATTCAAATAGTGATGCAAATAAATATCTTGACGCCTCTCAACAAGAGGATTTGGAGTTTAAATTCTCTAGATTCGTTATGAATAGGTAATATTTTAATAAAAACAGAAAGCCCCCTTTCAGGGCTTTCATAAAATAATAAAATGGGGAATTATTTAGATGGTTACGAAAAAGAAGTTTGTGGACACTGCAATCTAAAAAGAACATCAGAAGGACACGATGGTTGTATTGGTGCTTTGCTAAATGTAAAGAATGCTTGTTGTGGTCACGGGGAGGATAACATAGCTTATGTACAGTTAGATCATGATGATTATGAGAACGAGCCAAACAAGTTTAATATCAAAGGAAAAGATGCAATTAAGTATATAAAGGAAAATAAACTATAATTAACATTTTTTCAACAGCACGAGCAAGAACCCGTAGATATAGAATTTACTGAGATAAAAAACTTTAAAATAAAGGATATATTAGACAAGCGTATTGTATAAACTTTTATTACGCTCTAACGACGTATTGTATAAGGTTAGTTGCGATAATAGAAGCAGAAACTTAGTAAATAAAACAGATAATTAATAATAGAAAATAACCCTTTAGAAAAACGGAAATTAGCAATTAACTTTATACGTTGTTGTGCGCTGTTATTTTAAAAAGCCCGTTATTTTTGCAAAAAATAAAACCCGATATGATTGACATAAGATTAAGCGATAATTTAGAATTAATGGCAGAAATGCAAGATAACACAGTTGATTTAATTTACTGCGATATACTTTACGGAACAGGCAGGAAGTTTGATGATTACCAAGATTTAAAACCTAAAAGAGAATTGATTGAAGAGCATTACATACCAAGAGTTAAGGAAATGCACCGTATTTTAAAAGATACTGGAAGTATTTATTTACAAATGGACACTAAAATAAATCATTGGATGAGATGTGTTTTAGATGATATTTTTGGATATAATAGATTTTTAAATGAAGTTGTTTGGTGTTATAGATGGGGGAGTAGACATAAAAATAAGTGGAACTCTAAGCACGATATTATATTATTGTACTCTAAAAGTAAAAAGTGGACTTTTAATGCGGATGAAGTTAGAGAAGAGTATGCTAAAAATAGTGCAATGACTAAAAATAAAAAATACAACAAATCTTATAATGAAAAAGGAGCATTACCAAGAGATATTATAAATTTAGAAATTATAAACTCTATGAGTACAGAAAAAACGGGTTACAATACACAAAAACCTAAAAAATTAATTGAAAAACTAATAAAAGCAAGTAGCAACGAAGGAGATTTAGTTGCAGACTTTTACGCTGGTAGTTTTACAACTGCGGAAGTTTGCAAAGATTTAAACCGTAATTTTATAGGGTGTGATATTTCCGAAAAAGCTGTAAAGATTGGACGTGCAAGAGTTAATTCCCACGTAATATGACCACAATAATGGCGGGCTTTTTACAATAATGGCGCACAACGTTAAAGCTATGCTTAGTGCGATTAACTTAAAACAAATATTATTATGAAAACAGAAGAAATAGCACAATGGGTAATAGATAACAGATACTCTAAAAGTGAAAACAACAAAGTAAGTGATAGTGAAATGTACTACACTTTAATTGATAAGATAAATGAAGCATTAAGTATAGGTAGTGTTACCCCTCGTTATTTTTATGTAGTAGAAAAAAACTATGGAGAAGATTTAGAACAACTAAGTATAGGTTTAGAAACACTTGAACAAGCTAAAACTTTTAAGGATAGCGATTACCACAAAAAGAGAAACCCAAATGCTTTTATAGTGTGTACTATTAATGAGGGGTAACGTATTGTGTAACCGAAGTATTGAATAAATTAAAACAAATAGATAAAAATGAATAAAAAAGAAAAAGAGATAACTCTTGTTAATATGTTAAATTGTTATATTAATGCGACAAATTTAACAAATAAACAAATAGAAGAAAGCGAAAAGTTTGTAGGTGAACTATTAGAAAATATTTCTGTTACACGTTGTTGTACGGAGTTAAAAGATAAAAAAGCACCTACTTTTGAGCAATGGAAAAAAGATAATTTTACATCTGAAATAAATATACATAAGTGTTTAAAGAATGGTAGAACTTGGGGAAGTACTGAAATTTATAGTTTATACAATTGGCTGTACAAATAACTTTTAATTACTTACAACGTATTTGTGTAAGCGTTTTTGCGTGAATAATAACAAAACTAAATAGATAAGAAATGAAAAAAATTGAACAATATATTAAAGAAGAAATGAAAGATTGCCCTTTTACACAAGAGCAAGAAGATAAACTATTAATTGGTTTAACTAAGTTTTTAGATGACTTAGAAACCGAGCAATTACGTTTAAACGGAGTTGGGCGAAGTTTTATTCACGAACTTATCCAAAAAGAAAACGTACTAAAAACTAAATTAAGTGAGAATTTAGACCTTTATAAAGAACGAAATAATATGGTTGAATACGATAAAACATTTAGCCAATGGAATAAGTGTAATTTAGTTTTATGGGACTTAAAAGACATACTTTGTAGAATGGGCGAAGACATTGATTAAAATTACGCCCAACGTATTGCGGGTATGATTTGATTTTTAACGAGTAAATAAAATATAAACAATGAAAGAAGTAGAAAGAATTTTTAGAGCTGTATTTGGTGTTACAGTAGAAGATACACCAGAATTAAATAATGAGCAAAAGGGTATCATAGAGTATATGGAGAACTATAAAGAGAATGAAGTTAAAAAATTAATTATACCCGATGTTAGCAAATGGCAATGGTTAGCTAATACTAAACCTAAGTTAGAAAATAAAATATACAACGTTTTAGATAAACACGGAAAAGAAGGTAAACTTATATTTGGATGTAGTGGATTTATGAATGAACCTTATTCTTTTTTTGATAGTGACTTTATAAAAGGTAGTGATGTAATTGCTTTTTGCTAACGAATAGTATATGAAGCGTTTTGAGGAACGAAAAATGATTTTATATACCGTGTTATATACTGGCACGGTTTAATTAGTAAAAACTTAATTATGAAATACGATAGCAAAGCAGATACTCTACTGCACATTAAAAGAGTAAATCAATTAATGACAGAAGCAGCAAGTGAATTGATTAGACGTGCCAATGTTCACGATAATTCAAAACTTGAAAGCCCCGAAAAGGAATTGTTTGACGAGTACACACCAAAGTTAAAAGATTGTACTTACGGAAGTGATGAATACAAAGAGTTTTTGAAGGGATTGAAAGTAGCCCTTGACCATCATTACGAAAATAACAGCCACCACCCTGAACATTACGAAAATGGCGTAAATGGGTTTGACTTATTTGACTTAATAGAAATGTTCTTTGATTGGAAGGCGGCAACAGAACGACACGCTGACGGCAACATAATGAAGTCTATTGAGATAAATAAAGGGCGGTTTGAATTATCTGAACAGATTTGCGATATTATGAGAAATACTGCTGTTCGTTTAGGATACGATAAGTAGTGCTTGTATATAACGTATTTGGTTAAGGTTAGTTGCGTGAATAATAGAAATAATTAAATAAATACAAATGAAAGCAAATTTAAAGCAGTTAGAGGAAATGCAAAAAGAATTGTTTAAACAGCAATGTGATTTAGATATACAGAAAGCAATGTTAAAACACTTTATAAAAAAGAAAGAAGACGAGTTATTAACTTTAACCGATGTTAGTGTGCCGTTGTGCCGATACATTCTTTGCGATAAAGAAGCTGATGGAGATGGTGAATTATGGTGTAAAGACCATGACCTTCAAGTAAATAGTTAGGCATTATGCACTCTAACTTATTTGTGTATGGTTTGGTGCGATTTAAGGAAATAACTTAATAAATAAAACAAGTAATAAGAATGATAGAAATAATTGGTTAAAAAAGTAAATAGTAGCACTGAACTATACACGTTGTTGTGCGCTGTTATTTTAAAAAGCCCGTTATTTTTGCAAAAAATAAAATACGTACAGATATGAAGTATATGGGAAGTAAAAACAGAATAGCAAAACATATTTTACCAATAATGTTAGAGTATAAAACAGATGATATGGTTTGGGTTGAGCCTTTTGTCGGTGGTGCAAATATGATTGATAAGGTAAAAGGAAAAAGAATTGGAGCAGACCTTAACGAGTATTTAATTGAAGCATTAAAACTTATTAGGGATGAACCAAATAAAATACCTGACTTAATTACAGAAGATGATTACCAAAAAGTTAAAAATGAAAAACAATTAAATGGATTAACTGGATTTATAGGTTTTGCAATGAGTTTTGGTGGTAAATGGTTTGGCGGCTATAGAAGAGATGTTGCAGGAACTAAAGGTTGTATTGACAATATGAAAACCCAAACAAGAAGAAGTAAACAAAATGCAATAAAACAAAGTGTAAATTTACAAGGTGTTGATTTTGTAAACTGTAGTTATGAAGATTTAGAAATACCTGAAAATAGCATTGTTTATTGCGACCCACCATACAAAGGAACAACAGGTTACAAAGATGGATTTAACCACGATGATTTTTGGGCTTGGGTTATAAAAATTAATAATATAGCCCATAAAGTATTTATAAGCGAATATAATGCGCCTAAAGAGTTTAAATGTGTTTGGAGTAAAGAAGTGAATACTACAATAAACACAAGTAAGAAAGATGTCGAAAAACTTTTCACACTCGAGTAAGAACGTATGAGTGGCGGGCTTTTTACAATAATTGCTCACAACTAGATATAACAGGAAAAAATGTATTACAATTCTCATGAAGCTAACTAAAATAAAGACTATAACTACTTGATTCCTAAAGAAAATAAAACAGTAAACGTTTCTAATGATTTGAGCAACTTACTTAAAGATTTAGAAGCGTATAGCTAAACCAACACTATAAAATGTACTATTGTTTATGAAACTATAACCTATTCCAGCGTTTAATATAAATTTATCTTTATTTTGGTAGTATAACTTAATACTTTGAGACTCTATCCCTTTACTAAAATTTGTATTCGTACCGATCCATAAATTAGATTTAACAATGTAGTTGGTTGTAGTTTTTTCGGTTTCTTTATCAAAAGTAGTTAGCTTTATATCTCTTTTGTATATCTTATCCGCTAAAATAACGCTATTTAACACACCGTTCTTTAAAGTATCTACATAAGTATATTTATTTACTTTTATGTCCTTAAAAACCACCTTTTCAATAGTGTCGTTTAACCTTACGGTATCAGTAACTTTATAAAAAACCTTTTCTATTTTAGTTGGTTTAGTATTGTCAATTACTTTTGTTATAGTGTTGTATTTTATTTTGGTTTCTGTTTTGGTTTTCACTATCTCAGGTTTATTAAAATAAAGTAATATTAGTATAACTATTATTACGTATGGGATATATTTTTTCATGATTATCTACAATAATGTTTGTGTAATTGAAATAAAGTGTTATCTTTGGTGTCCGATGATAGGTGTCTTTAATTAACTCGATAACCCGAAATTCTATCAAACCACTCTTTAATTAGGGTGGTTTTTTAATACGTCCAAATTACGTTTTGTGACTTACTACCATCTAAGTCTACGTGGATAAATGTATCAGCTATACCAATACGATTAAATCCAACGCTGATTAAAGCTTGTAATACTAAAAAACGTGTTCTACTATCAATTGCTTTTATATCTACTGCTAAACCTATTAAATGACTTGAGTTAGGTTTGCCGCCAATCTTTTTATTATGTTCTTTAGTTCTGTAAGCTGAATTAATTATAAAAGGTATTTCTGCAATCTCCCTAGCTTCGTCTAATTTAGCTAAAAAATTAACATTCATATTGTCTTCAATCTCTTTAAAGTACTTACTCATCTTTATACCCTATTTCTCTTTTATGTAAATCTAAATCAAACTTGTTATACTTTTCTTTTAATTCAAGCTCTTTAGTCTGTATTTCTAATTGTTTTTCCCTTTGCTTGTATTTTTGCATCTTTAACTTGTGAGGTATCGCTAATATGTAAAACACTAAACCTAGAACTATAAATATAGTTTTTATGGTGCTATCAATATCGGATAAAAAACCAATATCAAATACAGCTATAAAATCTATAATAGTTAAGCCTAGTATTCCAGCAAACAACCTATCAAGCATTGATAAAACTAACCTTATACTAGACATATTTTTTTAAAAATCTTATTACATAATAAATAATTATAGCTAAAAATATTTTAACTATTCCAAATCTTAATCTTGACAGTAATATTAAATGCAACATATCTAAACTTGTTACTATTAATATAAACTGTGATACTTCTTTTTTAACACCTTTAGGGAAGTGTAAGCAATAAGCTAGTATTAGAAAATTAATAGCTGTTGTAGTGTACATTACAGCGTAATCTATTCGCCTAGTGTAATCTATTAACAAATACCAATCAACACGGTATTTAGAACCTCTAAATATGGTGTGTAACTGGCTTAACACAAACGTAGAAAGCAGAAAGTAATTCTTTATATTAAGCGTCTGCTTCTTCATCGTCATCGTCTGGATCTTCACCACCAACTCCAGGCGATAATTTATCTGTTTTTTTACCTACAATCCCCTTTAATAAATCAACTAAAGAAGAGTTTTTAAATAGAAATAGAATAGAACCTATAACCAGCAAGCCAACAATGTATTTAATCTCTTTATCTAAAAAGAAAGAATATACACTTAATCCGTAAAACACTAATCCTAATAAATTTGTTACTATATTTTTACTTTTATCACTCATTTTATTATTTATTTAATTTTATTATCCCATGAAAGTAATAGTAAAAGTTCTTGAACTCCCTATTCTGTTTTTAATATTTAATTGTTGTGAGGCATCCATCCATAAATTAAGTTTTCCGTCAGTATCATAATTTACACCTGTTACAGATGGTTCAAGTATGTTTCCAGCGTCCGCAGCTATAGTAATTATATCACTTGCGCCAATAAGTAAAACACCACTCGCAACATAGCTAAAATCAGAAGAAACAACTATAATACAGTTATTACCGAACCCCCTGTTCTCAAAAGTATGTACCCCGTCATCTGGCAGGTTTACACTCTGAACACTTACAGAGCCGCCTCTATTATTGTTTTTATCCGATAAAGCTCCCGTGAGCATAGGTGTGTAATTATTACTACTTCCGTTTCTTAAGTCCTCAATAAAACCTCTATTATTAGACCCGTTAAGCTTACCCCCAAAAGACCTCGCTAAACCAGAAGTGTCCGAGTAGAATAAAATGTTATTTACAGGGTTGGTTATAGCATATAAATGCCTTATATTGTTTGCTGTTATTTCTACATTTGCGTTGGAATCGCTTGAAGTTATCGCTGCGTAAAGCAGCTTATCAACAACTATATTATCCATCATTATCATTGACCTACCAGTTGAGAAATTTAATGTAATTATAGATTCAACAATACCTCTATTTACAGCGATATTGGATAAACTAACTAAAGGTCTATCTTGTGTAACGGTAGAACCTGAGCCAGTAATATTCAGTATCTTTACATAACTGCCTACACCTGTCTTAATTCCATTTATAACATTTAAGTTACTAATCATGAGTGAAGTATTTTCCTCTCCATAATACGCTCCTCTATAAGCACCTATCAAGGTTACTATGTTATTCAATGGTGATGTAGTAACCCCTTCAACTGAGTAATCGTTATAGAAAAAGTTAATATTATTAACCATACCTACTCCCCACTGCAAATCTATCTCAGACGAACCACCGTATTTAGTATATCCCGAATCCCTTATTATAGTTTCATTGTATATGCTTGATATACCTTTTATCTTCATAGAGCGCCCCCTGCAATTTTTATACGTGTTTTCATAAGATTTTAATGTAGACTCAGCGTACCTGTTAACAGAAGAGTCTGTGTTCGGGTAATTGGTTGGGTCATTTGTAAAAAAAATAAAACCATCATAATCAACATTATCTAATGAGTCAAAAGCGTCTCCGCCAGATATATTGTCATAAGTATTTTTTTTATGCACGCAACTCTTTGTATATGTATTGTTCCCTATAGGAGTAACTGCAATACCAGAAGTTCCTTGTGCTCCAGAAACCCCAGTACCAGCAAGTCTCGTAATGTTTTGAACTAAATTACCCTCAATTGTTGTAACCTCAAACAAACCACGCACAAAAGCGCCTTGATTCCATGAGTTAGCTACCAACATTTTAAAATCTAAGAATTTGTTATCTAGTAATGTACAATTAGGTATAATACCGTTTTGAGAACTTGAATTCTCGATTTTAATACCTCCTGAAGCTAATTCCCCACCTCTAAAAACCACCCCTTCTACAGTTATTGAATAACCGTTGCAATTAAAGTAAACTAAATTTTCACTCAATACTGCGCCGCTATACACTAAACTCCCTCCGTTAGATTTAAAGACAGTATCTTGTGTTAGAGTTATTATAATTTGAGAGGTTACTTTATAGGTAAAATTTAATAAATCAATAGTGTCTGAAAGAGAAAAGCATTTTTTTACAGCTAATGTATCATCAGCAACTCCATCACCTACTGCTCCAAACCATTGGGGGTAAGACTCTGTCACAGACCATGTACCACCTAAAATAATATCTGTACCTAATATTTTAACTAAACCAGATTCTATTTTAGTATTATCACCTGTCAATGTCCCGTTCAAAAACCCACCACCACTAAACTTTAAAGTGACATTAGAAGGTATAGATATATTACCCCCTCCTAAATCAAAAGAATGTATAATCTCTAAAGTACAGTCAGCGTATCCAGCTGGTATTGATGCCCAATCAAACCCATTTCTAATCCTGTAGTATCCTGACTCATTAGATGGTGATTTAGCTCTATCGCTTATTAGTAAGCTATTACCATAGGTCTTTATATCCTCTGAATCTATTATTTGAGAAACAATAGAGTCATTTTGAATCCAAGCCCCAGAAGATACAGACCAATTCCCGTTTAATAAAGGGTTAGGGTCATTTGCTATTTTTGAAGGTGTGTTGTTGTCGGGTATAGGCAAGTCCGCATCTTGTTCTGCTTTTGTTTGATAGGTTTTACCACCTCCAAAGACAGCTGTGTCTAACTCATCTTTCAAGTCCTTAGTACTTCCGACATATCCTCCTTTATCTGTTTTTAAATCATCATTTTGATTTACAACCAATACAATTTCATTAATATCATTAGCAACTATTTTGTTTTCAATAGGTACGTTTTTTATATTTGCATCGATTTTTGGTACTACACCTGTTACTTTCATATCTTATAGTTCGTATTGTAATAATTCCTGTATCATATCTTTAAACTCAAAGCTATCTAAATTAGATAAAAATGGCGCTGTATTTAATTCTTTCGTGGAATAACTGAAGTCAAAACCATTAAAGTCGGCTCTATTAGACCCAGTATCTTTATTGTATTTAATAACTAAGCCAGTATTTAAACCTAATAGTCTTAATTGATTATTATTATCCTTAACTATGATTCTAAAATCCATTTGAGCCAAGCTTTTAAAATCGTCTTCTGAAAACATCTTAGAAACTTTAAAACCTCCTGATATAGAGAATGAGACACCACCATCTTCTTCTTCAACATCTTCTTTAAAAGATGATATACTGATAGGTTTCATATCATATATATATGTGAAAGGAAACTCGGTTAGTACATTATCAACCACGGTAATCTGACTCCTAGTGTATTTAACAAAAGGCATTATATACAGTAACGATAAACCACCATTACTATCTTTACATTGTTTAGCTCTGTTGTAATCAATCATTAAAGTACCATCCTGAGTTTAAATTCTGTTTGCTGCTAGCATCCACTTCGTCTTGTATATTCTTGTATTCTGGTATATTAACCTTATTTAATTCAATCCATTTAATAAACCTATCTACATACATCATTGCTTGTGAGTGATGCCATTCGCTTAATGTTGTTTTTTCTTCTCTCTCTACTTGAACAGCTTTATCTGGATTATTCTTAAATAAACCCCCGTTATTTAGAACGTATGGAGATAGTGTTATAAATTCCGCACAGGTTTCATACTTTGTTACAGGCTTTACGAAATCGGTATATATTTTTAAATAGTCACCTGTTAAAGTATCAGCTATTTTATCCGCTATAATTTTATCGTACAACTCAGTACCTAGCATTTCCTGTATAACCTTATCTTGAACGCCTAACATAATAGGTTCGTATTTATCAGGGTCAACATTACCACCTACTAAAGTGCCTTGTGTTAGTTCTAACGGTGCTATAAATAGTAATTCTGCCATGTTTATTTATTTAAAAATCCTTGATTAGGCATATTAATTGGAGCTACAGACACTAATGTATCGTTAGTTTGTATCTTTAACCCTCTTCTTCTTGCCTCACTCGTACTTATAATAGTAGCTAAAGGGCTGTTTACATCAATCTTTTTACCTTTCTTTAAGTATATTACCCTATTCCATTTATGATAGCAATTACCACCTCCTTTATATAGCCATATTGAATAAGTATCTGCTCCATTTGCACCCCAACCAGCATTAACAACCTTATCATCTAATTGCAAGATATCCTCTTTTCTATACCTTTTGTTAGCACTCATCATCTTTTGACAAAACTCACGCTCTGGAGCTGCATTTCCTACGTATTTGTATCTAACTATAAAATCCTCGCCATCTTGTAAACTCTTAGCGTTTGGTCTTGCGATACCCGTACTAGCTAACTGTAGCTCTACCTCTTCATTATAATCAACCTCTATTTCATGTATTAAATCAAAGGTTTCTAAATCCTCTTCATCTCCTTTATCAATGAACTCGTCTAAATTAATGTTTTTTTTTTCGCATCCACAAGACGCTGATAGCTTAACCTCCTTATCTAAATCAGCTTCTTCTTTTTCTTTTTCAGTAGCTTCTTCAGGAGCTTCTGTTAGTGGTACGAAATAAAAATCATAATCAATATCGAAGAATCCGAATATCTCTTCAAACGCCTCAGTTAAAAAGTTTTGTTTAGGTGAAATAACACGCTTCATTAACTGAAGTTCTGCGGTGTCCATTTCGTCAGCTGTATTACTAAATCCGCTACTAGATATAACCCCAACAATTGATGGACTTGTACATTTATGACTTGTTAATATTTGTTGTCTTGCTTCTGCTCCTAAAAAATCCCATTGCTTATGAGCTGTGTTATTTTCTATATTCTCAACAGTAACCTTATCGTCACCATCAAGGAAATTAAATACTGTTCTTCCAGCATTAGAACTACCTGTTGTGTTACCAGAAACTCTATCTATATAGTCATCTTTTCTCTGACTCGTCCAAGAAGCTCCAAAAGGAACATTTACGATGCTGCCAAATGATAGACCATTCATTATGTGTGAATAATAGTAGTTAGATAACTCCTCTTCTATCCTAGCGTACTGTAAAGCTGGTGCAAAATCAGGTTGAGAAAAATACTTCTCACCAACAACGTAAGGCTGACCAACATAAATTTCTATCGGTTCATTTGAAGTCCCAAAAGCAGGGTATTCAACAGGTGGATATTTCCATTTATTTTTCCAGTCTTTAGAAAACCAATAACTTGTAATATTTCCGTTTTCATCTTCTGGAGAAGGTATCACTAAATGTTTAGATATATGCTCTAATTTAGCTAACTTACCTCTATCCCCTTTCTGTCTATGAACTTGAAAAGAAAAAGCACCTAAAATCTGATAATCACTAATAACCTTCTGTTGATCTCTCTTAGAGAATAATTTCAAAAAGTCTTTCCACTCTTTAGAATCTTGTTCAATATCCTGAGCAGCTAATCCTTTTCCGTATATTAAGTTCGCGTAAGAATCACAAACAGAAGCGTGAGTTGTGCTTCCTGTGTATCTCTCTATTAAATAATCGTAATACTCATTATTTCTACCATTAGTTACCCATCTTTGACCAGTAACCTCTTTTATCTTCGGTTTATCATATTTATTAAAACCAATGATTCTAACGTCATTGTTTGAGTTTTCTTTCGACATATTAATATATATATAATCCGTTAGACAATTTGTAATGTTGTGGTACTTGGTCTGTAGCAAAAGCTTTACCTCTATAAACAACCTCAGCGCCTTCTAAAATCTTTACTTGATAACTATCACCTTCATTAGTGTCTAAATCAAATAAAACAGTCATTACACCATCTAAAACTAAATAAGAATTAACTATAGTTAATGTTTCTTTGGTAGCTTCGTTATACAACTCTAAAACTATACCAGAACTAGGGTAAAACCTAGGCTCTATTATCATAATTTGTGATGTATTTGATGGAATAAGTACCTTCATACTATTATAACTACAAATATTTAATTTTGTTACTACAAAAACCCCTTACTAAATAAATAACAAGGGGTTTATAACTACTTAAATAAATTATTACGGTGTTGGTACGTATAAAGCGATTAAAGCAGCTAATGTAGCTGAATCTAACTTAGGAGGTAAATCCGTAGTTTCTGACACAGTTGTTACATTGTAGCCGTTAAAATCAGCTTTAGCTCCACCACTTACCTCTTCTGCCGTAAACGTCTTAAATCCTTCTTCATGACCTAGAGCGGTTGCTACTCCATTTCTACTTACCAAAACAGCCATAGTATTACCCTGTGCCGCTTTAGTTAATTCGAAACTCGTAGAAGCGTCTGCACTCCATAATTGAGCAACCATTGTAGAAGTACACACTGAAGTACCTGTTACTTGGTCGGTAACTAATGGAGTTGATAAAGTATTACCGTCTCCACCTTTAATATCATATTTATAAACAACAGTAACTCCTGCATCAATAGCGGTTGCTACGCCGTCAACAATAGTCCACGGATTAGACGATGCATTAAATAAATAAAGTTCAGAGTTACCCCCGTTTGTTGTTTTACAGGGTTTATCCCTGTTTGCGCTTAATAAATCACACATGTCTATTATATTGTTTTATAATAAAGGGGTGAATTAACACCCCTCTAAAGATTATTATTCTATCCTACGTAAAGAACGTTAAACTTTTGATTAGCAACATGTGCTCCAATAGACATAGCAGACTTCAAGAAGTAATCCTCTCTGTTTTCTGCAATCTTATCCATTTTCATAGTATTAACATCAGACATTAAATCAGTTACCCAAAATAAATGCTCTTTCTTTGCACACAATACAACGTTTTCTGGAAACGGTACGAATTCGATTTTTAATCCGTTAAACATATAAGAATCCCCACTAACAGCGAATGCATCTTTATAGTTAGCAACATTGTTGTTAAAAATTGTAATTAACTGCTTATGAGAATAAGGAGCGTAAATTGTTGGTAATTGACCATTCTCTAAAACCTCTGCAGGAATAGCAGAATACACTTTATCATACTCAGCTTTAATGTTACTTGCATCAATAGTAGCACCCACTACTTTAAGCCTTTCACCTACAGCCGCAGCACCACCATCCCTAGATGTGTTGTAAAGTAATTTTGTTAGTAATCCGTCAAATTGACCATCTTCACCCAATGAAGCAGCCACCATAGCTTGTTCTTCTGCTCCGATAGACGTGTTTGGTACACCTGCTGTTAATCCAGCGATTGTTGCTTTTGTAGCGGCTTTAGCACCTAACCAAAAGTTACGCTCAGCGCTTAAAGAAATTCTTTTAGCATAAATACCACCAATTACTACTCTTTCAAATTCAGTAGAAAAGTTATTCCAAGCACCAGCTAACATACTTCTTTTATACCTAGAAAATCTCAATGTCTCAGGGTCAAACTCCTGATAAAACATCACTTTCTCTGGTGTAATCTCAGCATCCCAAGAATTTAAAGAACCCTGAGTTGTTGGCGCTCCACTAATCCATGCCTGCATTGTTGCAGTAGCATCCGCTTCACTAAAAATTGTTTGTGCCTTTACATCATCTTCAAAAGTTACTAAACCTTTATTTAATGTATTATTGCTAAATAGAATTTCTTCGATGATAGGCTCTGCAGCCACACCTTTAATTGCTATTCTGTTTCCTGTTATTGCCATTTTATTTACTTTTTTTTATTTGTTTATGTTGTATAAAGTCGCTTAAATCCGCTCTACCTTTTTTTATCATTAATTCAGCTATTGAATCGGTTAGATTGGAATTATCAAGTAAGCTGTTAACCCCGTAAGGTCTTAATACAACACCTTTCTTTAATACGTACTTTTTCTTAACCATTAGACTTATGGTATTGTCTAATCTGATACTCATTCATTTTGCTAAAGTCAACTTGAACAGGTGCAGAGCTAATAGAATTAGCAGCTGGCTGTTCAGATAACTTTACAAAGTCTTCTTGAAGTTTAGATAACTTAACAGTCAATTCTTCGTTTTCTTTCTTTAAAGGCTCTAAAGAATCTTTAATTGTTTTAGATAATGATAAAACCACACCCTCTAAATCCTCCTTTGATAGTGCAACTTCAACCTCTTCAGTTTCAGCCACTACTTCAACCGTTTCTTCAACAGTTAATTCAACCACCTCTTCAGTAACTTCGGCAACCTCTTTTTCAGGTTTTAGAGCCAACGCTATTTTATTAGGTAGTTCTTTTAAAAACTCTAATACTTGGTTACTTTCCATATTTACTTGCTTATTTAATTTTACTTCCTCGAATTTCATTAGCGCATCAATGCTAAATCCATTAACCTTTCCACTCTTAACATAGTTATTCCATACTTCGTCATTATCAACCTTCATCATAGCCATCCAACTACCTTTAGGATAATTGAATCCAAAATTAGTAGACTTATCTACCTCAGGATTTTCTATCGTCCATGTCTCAACAAACGTTACACCTTCAATACGTTCGTTAGAATGCTCTATTGTAGAGTTTGTTTGTGAAGATTGCTTTTGGAAATTGTACGCAACATCTTCAATATCTTGTTCAGAAAAGAACACATTAAACTCTTCACCACCTTGATTTCTATATATTAATTTGTTTGGCTCTAATACCAATCCCATTAAAATACGCTTTTCCTTGTCCACCTCTGCGAACTTAACCTCTTCTTGTTTTTTAAACGTCAAGAAGTCGCCCTCCATTGCTGGCTGTGAAACTAAACTAATGCCATAAACCCCTTTTAACTCAGGGTTAAATGTCGCTCTATAAGTCTTCATACTATTATAACTACTTTTTTTTTATTTTGTTACTATTTACTTGTATATGTAAATAAAATCACTATATACTTGATTCTGTTATTTTATTACGCTCTAATTGTTGTGCTGTTGTAACTGTTGATCCAACCACAAAAGCTTGAACTGGTGGCTGCGTAGATATACTATTTGCAATCTGATTACTGCCTGTTCCTTCAACTAAGCTAAAACTAGGAGCATTAAAACTTGGTTCAGCTCCTCTACCAGAAACACCTCCACTACCAGAGGTTCCGTTCCCTGTTGCTAATATCCTAGCTAACTGTGTAGCACTAAATAGACCAGCACTAATGGCTTGTGTAATTGGATAAGAAGGGTTTAATGCTGTTATAGGTGAAGCTTGTGCTGTTTTATACGCATTTTGAACAGACTCAATACCTCCACGAACCACACTTGCTACAGCTATTGCTTTACCTACTTTTGCAGCAGTACCGCCTAGAGCTATTAATAGATTTGATGTTCTAGTAAGCATCTTACGCTTAGAATCTTCTGCAATCTCTGTATATTCAGCATTCTTTAATATAGCGTCCAACCTTTCATTCTCTCTAATAGTATCTAAATCAGATTCCGCTTGTAAATTAGCTTCGTATTCATCGAATAATTCAGCTCTTGCGTCTCTTATTAATCCATTATAATAAGTTCTTATTTCTAACTTTTGCTCCTCAGTAGCTCCTAGCGCTTCAAGTTCTAGTAAGTCACGCTCTAGTTGACGTTCTACCTTATCAATCTGTAATGTATCCTCTAAATCTTCTTGCTTACGTCTAAACTGTTCTTGTATTGCTAGTATTCTTTCTTGACGCTTTTTCTCCTTCTCTTTAGGGTCTTTTTCGTCACCACCACTAAGTATCAAGTCTTTAATAGCGCCTAAATTAGATAAAACCTCTATTGATTTTTCAAACTCCTCTATTTCTTTTCTATTGAAATTCTTTAAAGCATCAAACCTGTCGTTTATCCTCTTCTCTCTTTTTTTATAAGCCTCAGACTCCCTGTCTAATTGCTTAGGTATTCTGTTTATATAAGCTTCTCTTCTTCTTTCTATAAACTCATCAGGTGTCTCTCCCTCTACAAAACCACTACCAACACCAGCCGTTTTTATCTTCTCTAACCGTTGCTCCTCTAGTAATAATATCTGACCTTGTTTTT